AATATGTGTGGTATGGGGTACGATAGTACAGACTTAGCTACAGGTAATTGGCAGTTTATGTATAATGATGGTACAGGTAGTGCTGCTAAGGTTGACCTTGGGGCAAACGCTGCAAGGAATACTACAGCAGGATATGACTTGATTATGTATATGGCTCCAAATGGTTCAGAACTATTTGTTAGAATAGTAAACCTTGTTACAAATGTTGTGGTATTGGAGACAAGTTATACAGGCGCAAACGTACCGGTTGCAAATACAGGTATGGCATTTAAAGCAGAGGTTAGGAATGGTGCTGTTGCTGCTGCTGATAACTTAGAGATAGCTAAAGTGTATATAGAAACAGATTATTAATTTATAAAAAATAAAAATGAAACAGATTCAACAAGTAAATATTTGGCAAGGAGGTTCTAGCAAATCAGGAACTGTATTGAACGCCTATGTTATTAGCGATAACCTATTAGACTCAGCAAATTTCTATTACTCTATTTTATCGGAACCCTTAGAACTTCTTACACAAGGAAACCTTACAATGACAGGAGCTGCTTACGACCTATACAGTTCTAATGAGGACGCATGGGATTGGATATCAACTCAGCTTAATGTTGTAATCACAGGAGACTATGTTCCTGTAGACCCTGACCCAATTATTCCTGAATAGTTTTAATAATGACTAGATTATTTATCATTTTTATTGTATGTCTGTTTGCGACAAAGCAGTCAACCTCTCAAGAGTGGTATAAGATTACTAAAAATGATTGGGGGATAGTAGCGTTAGGTGCAGTTTCAGGGTCTGCTGATGGGGTTAATCAAAATTTGGTACATTTGCGATGGGGAAAAGGCAAGCCATTTTGGGACGCTCAAACGTCTTGGAAGAATAAATATAAGGATTGGGATGCAGGAGATAGGTCAGAAAGATATTTTGGTAGCAAGACTATATTTGTGGCTTTTACAGACGGGTTCCATCTTACTCGGATGTTTGATAGAAATGCAATGTATTTTTCCGTTGGGATAAGTGCATGGGAATTAAATCAATACAAAAAGAAGGACCGTTGGAAGATAGTCGCAAAAAAGGCTTTATTGTCGGGAATAACCAACAGATTAGCTTTTAATATAGTTTATGAATAAAAAATTAAAAAATGACAATGATAGGTATTAAGCAAGTTTGGAAAAAGACACCTGATGTTATTAGGAAAGTAAGAGCAACGTTGATTTACACTATTGCAGGCTCCTTGCCTTTTACAGCAACACTGTCTGAAAAGTTTGGGACAACACCATTGGGATATGCTGAGTGGTGCGGTATCGCTATTCTATTGATTAAAGCCATCTCAATGTTCTTTGGTGTAAGTGATGAAGAAGAGGTTCAGGAAGCTTATAAAGTAATTAAAGAAAAAAACAAAATATGAAAAGTAACCATTTTATGATTGCTGCTGCAATCGCATTCGTTGGGGTAATATGCATTTTTAATGTAGACAGCTATTGGGCAGACCAACACAACGCCAACGTATTTTTAAAAGTTTTTGGGGGACTGCTTTTGACTGCATCGGGGGGATGGATTGCGTATAATTATTTAAACCAAGGTGGGAACCAAAAACAACGATAACATGAAATACATAATCATTATCATTTTGATGTTTGCATCGTGCAAAACATCAGAGCAGCTTTATAACAAGGCAAAGGCAAAGCCGAATGGAGGGGCAAAGGTGGCAGAATTAGCCCGTAAGGACTTCCCATGCACCACTACTAAGATTGATACTACTCGCAGCATTGATACTTTGTATGATTATATTGAGGTTGAATGCCCTCCTGCAAATGATTATATAGCGGATTCAAACGGAAAAAAACCAACCACTCCTACAAATGTAAAGCCTAGAGTAGAAATTGTAAAAGTGCCTCGATATATTGAAACTGTTAGGATTGAAAAAAGCAAAGAAGACAGCGCTAAAATTAAAATCATGTATGCAGAAATTCAAAAGGCAGCAGCGATGATAGTGGCAGAAAGAAAGTTAACAGCGGAACAAATATTAGAAACAGAAAAGGAGCGTAAAGCAAAGAACAAGTGGCGTAAGTGGTTTTGGATATTATTTTCCATTAATGCGGCTGTTGTAGCCTTTAAATTGTTGAAGTCGAAAATAGGGTTTTAATTATTAAAAAATAAAGGAATGTCAAAAATAAGCACATACACAAACGCACCGAGTCCATTAAGTGGCTCTGATAAGTTAATAGGCACCGAGACAGGTGGTATTGTTGAGAATGCTACGAAGAACTTCACCGTTCAGGAGTTAGCAGACTTTGTAAATTCAGTTGGTCCAATAACTATTGAAAATGATACTTCATTGTTTTCAACGGGTTTAACTAATACAGGTGCTAATTCAACTGCTGTTCTGTCAAACTTCTTTGGTCAAGAAGCAGGTCAAGATGCAACTAATGCTGATAACTCTAATTTCTTTGGTAATGAATCAGGTCAAGATGCAGTCAACGCTGCTAATTCAAATTTTTTTGGTAATAATGCAGGCTTTGAAGCAACAGATGCTGAACAATCTAATTTCTTTGGTCTAAATGCAGGTAGCGGAGCAATAAATGCCTATAACTCAAATTTTTTAGGCGCTAATGCAGGTCAAAACTCTTCAGGTAATAATGTAAATGCTTTTGGTCAATTGGCAGGTTTAGCAAATGCATTAGATGGGCAGACTATATTCTCAAACGCTAGTATGCCTTCATTTGCTGACCACGCTGCTGCTGCTGCTGCAATAACAGTGTTACTTGGAGCGTCAGCAGGAAGTACATATCTTTATCACAACCAAGACACTGATTCAATTGGTGCTGTAAGATTATAGTATATGGATATCAGAAAAATATCGATAGGACCGGACTACAAGGGAGGAGCCATGCATTATATTGTAGGGCAGCGGATTCTTGGCGATAATTATGAGATTCATTTAATAAAACATATTCCAAAGAATAGTTCATACGGTATTTATATAATAAGCAGGAAGAATGAGATTCTTCTGTGGAAGGAGTTTTTGAGCACAATGCCAATTTCAATTGAATTTAATATAGACTACTAATGCGTTCACCATTCTACTTCATAGTAAAGCCATTGAAGGGGAAGAGGTACGATAACACAAAAGACATAGCCGGTACAGAACTAATAGTAAGTACGTCTGAGGAGGACCACAAGTTCTCAAACAGACAGGCTGAGGTTATCAATCTCCCCTTGGGTTACAAAGGACCAATTGCACCGGGCGACATACTGCTTGTGCATCACAATGCATTCAAATTTTACAACGACATAAAGGGTCGTTTAAGGAGTGGAAAGAGCTTCTTCAAGGATGACCTGTTCTTTATCGAGACCGAGCAGTTCTTTTTGTATAAGAAGGGTTCCACATGGAACGCTTATGACAGGTATTGTTTTGTGAAGCCATTGCCTGCGATTGACTGCTATATAAAGAAGCCATTTAGCGAGGAGCCATTAATGGGCACCATGGTATATCCAAACGAGTACCTTATAAGCAAGGGCATAAACAGTGGTGATAAAGTTTGCTTTACACCTGACAGCGAGTATGAGTTTACGGTTGACGAGCAGAAATTGTACAGAATATACGACCATCAAATAACAATGAAGCTATGATTTTATTTACAATAGACGATGCATTGTCAAACCCTAGTAAATATGCTGCCAATGTTCTTATTGGGGAGTTTATAGATTTTCCTGATGGAGACAGGGTTTTTAAAAACATACAAGCAAGACAAGATGACGAGATGGCTGATTTGGTATTAAGATTGTTCCCTGAATATTCTATCGGATATAATTTTGTTAGAAAGTCTCCATTGGGTCAGATTGAGCCAAACTTTATACATAAGGATGATATGATGGGAGATATAACCTGCATACTCTACCTTAATGAAACGCATCCTAAAGAAGACGGAACTACAATATACGATGACGAAGAACTTCCTGTATGCAAGGTGTATGCTAAGTTTAATCGCTTAGTTGCATTTGAGTCTAATCTATTGCATTCGAGAAATATATTTGAAAATTTTGGAGAAGATGATGATGCAAGACTTATTCAAGTTATATTTTTAAAAAAAAATAATGAGCAAGGAGACAAAGCTTAGAATAATAGCGGCAGGTCATCGTGCAGTTGACGAGCTGATTAAGGTTGCCGAAGAGTCAATTTTAAAGCATGGTGAGGACGAAGAAGATCTGTCTGCCGACAAGTTAAAGAATGCTGCAGCCACAAAAAAATTGGCAATCTTTGATGCATTTGAAATTTTGAGCAGGATTGAACAAGAACGAGAAAATATAGACGCCATTGATAAAGGAGAAAGCAAAACAGACTCAAAGCAAGGGTTTGCGGAAAGAAGGTCTAGATAGCGACTTATACCGAGAGTTAGTAGACTATATACCACAAGCTGCCTTGTCTAGAAAGAATAAAGGTAAGTCTTGGGAATATGGCTATGACGAGAAGTATGACATGGTTGTTATTTCTAAGACCGGACAGATAGGCAAGATAGTAACCATATCGGGTGTTGTGATTGCTTTGCCTGCAACTCCCGAAAAGTGCCCTCAAAGAAACGCCTCCAAAGCTGAGCAATATTGGGAAAGAGAAGAGCTAAGTAAGGATTTGGTAAGGATTCAGTCTATATTTCATTGGAACGAAATGCCATCTCAGTTTAAAGATCGTTGGATTGATTATATAGAACAGCAGTTCGAGAACAGAGAACATGGCGTTTGGTTTATGAACAATGGTGTGCCTACCTACATAACAGGGTCCCATTGGATGTACCTGCAGTGGTCAAGTATAGATATTGGCTATCCTGACTTCCGTGAGGCAAATAGAATCTTTTATATCTTTTGGGAAGCGTGCAGGGCTGACTATAGGTGCTTTGGGCTAATATACCTTAAGATAAGGCGCTCGGGCTTTTCGTTTATGGCTTCTTCTGAGTGCGTTAATATAGGCACCCTTGCTAGGGATGCTAGGATTGGCATACTCTCAAAAACAGGTCCCGATGCCAAAAAAATGTTTACAGATAAGGTTGTTCCAATCAATAGTCGTCTTCCTTTCTTCTTTAAGCCTGTTATGGATGGTATGGATAAGCCGAAGACAGAGTTAGCGTTCCGTCTGCCGGCATCCAAGATTACCAAGAAGAACATGTACGACATACAGACCGATGAGATAGATGGTCTAGACACAACGATAGATTGGAAGAATACAGACGACAATTCATATGATGGAGAGAAGTTGTTGTTCCTAGCACATGACGAGAGTGGTAAGTGGACCAAGCCGGTAAACATCAAGGAGAATTGGAGGGTTACGAAGACTTGTTTGCGCTTGGGTAGCAGGATTATAGGAAAGTGTATGATGGGCTCTACGTCAAATGCCTTGTCTAAAGGCGGTCAAAATTTCAAGGATATTTACGAGGACTCTCTTGTGTCTAGAAGGAATGCAAACGGTCAGACGAAAAGCGGACTGTATTCTCTTTTTATTCCCATGGAGTGGAACATGGAAGGGTTTATCGATAGGTACGGTGTGCCTGTTCTTAGAAAGCCAAAAGAAAAGATACGTGGGATTGACAACGGGTGGGTATCAAATGGTGCAATTGACTATTGGGAGGCTGAGGTTGACTCCTTAAAAAGTGATGCAGATGCATTGAATGAATTTTATCGTCAGTTTCCGAGAACAGAGTCTCATGCATTTAGGGACGAAAGCAAACAGGCGCTATTCAATCTTACCAAGATATATCAGCAGATTGACTACAATGACAGCATGATTAAGGAGCACTTTATTGTGCAGGGGTCTTTCCAATGGAAGGATGGTGTAAAAGACACGTCTGTAGTTTGGTCTCCAAATAAAAGTGGAAGGTTCTTTGTTAGTTGGTTTCCTCCGAAACACATGCAGAATAACATTCACACAAGGGGAGGTATAAAGTACCCGGGCAATGAGCACCTAGGCTCATTTGGCTGTGACCCATACGATATATCTGCAGTGGTCGATGGTAGAGGCTCAAATGGTGCGCTCCATGGGCTTACAAAATTTCACATGGATGAGGCACCTATTAATGAGTTCTTCTTAGAGTATGTTGCTAGACCACAAACAGCAGAGATATTTTTTGAGGAAGTGCTTATGGCGTGTGTATTTTTTGGGATGCCAATACTGATTGAGAACAACAGGTCAAGGTTGCTATACCATTTTAAGAACAGAGGGTATCGTGGATTTTCATTGAACAGACCCGACAAGCAATTTTCAAAGCTGTCAAAAACAGAGAAGGAACTTGGTGGCATACCAAACTCATCAGAAGACGTAAAGCAGTCACATGCTGCCGCCATTGAGAGCTATGTTGAGCAGTATGTGGGCTTTGATATGGAGGCTAAGTATAGAGAGTCGGACATGATGGGAACAATGCCTTTTACAAGGACGTTAGAGAATTGGGCAAAGTTTGACATTAACGATAGAACGAAGTTTGATGCCTCGATAAGTTCGGGGTTGGCAATCATGGCAAATCAGAAGCATATGTATGTTCCTGAAAAAAAAGAGTCAAAAATTAGTGTTAGCTTTGCTAGGTATAAACAAGACGGCAACTTAAGTGAATTAATACGATGAAAAATTTAACAATAGATATAACATCTTCAGTATTTCCTACTCAAATGGCTACAGATGCAGAAAAAGCTTCTGACTCTTATGGCTTGCAAGTTGGTCAAGCCATTCAGTACGAATGGTTCAAAAAAGACGGAGTGGGCTGCAGATATTATACTCAATGGAGAGAGTTTCATAGGCTTAGGTTATATGCAAGAGGAGAGCAGTCTACAAAGAAATACAAAAATGAATTGGCTATTGACGGAGACCTTTCTTACTTAAATCTTGATTGGACCATTGTACCTATATTGCCAAAGTTTATTGACATTGTTGTTAACGGAATGTCTGAGCGTTTATTCAAAGTAAAGGCTTATTCTCAGGACGCTATTTCTCAGGGCAGAAGGAATGAGTACCAAAATATGGTTGAGACTCAGATGGCAGGAAAGGAGATACTAGAGAAGATACAAGAGAAGGCAGGAGTAGACCCATTTATGATGGCTCCTGAAAAGCTTCCATCGAATGACGAAGAGCTACAGTTGCACATGCAGATTGCATACAAAACATCGATAGAGATTGCGGAGGAAGAGGCGATAAATACAATTTTTGATACAAACAAGTATGACGAGATAAGAAGAAGGCTTGACTATGACTCTACCGTTGTTGGTATTGGTGTAGCAAAGCATGAGTTTCTTCCCGGGGCAGGTGTTAAGATTTCGTATGTAGACCCTGCAAACGTTGTTTACAGCTATACAGAGGATCCTTATTTTAGGGATTGTTTCTATTGGGGTGAGATTAAGACGCTGCCTTTAACGGAGCTGTACAAGATAGACCCAACATTAACTTCTGAAGATGTAAACGAAATATCTCAGTATAGTCAGTCTTGGTATGATTATTATAATGTTGCTCAGATTTATCAAAATGACATGTTCTATAGGGACACATGCACATTAATGTACTTTAATTATAAGACAACCAAGAAGGTTGTTTACAAAAAGAAGGTTCTTGATAACGGTGGCGTTAGGGTGATTCAAAAAGACGACACATTTAATCCGCCTACAGAGATGATGGAGGAGGGTAACTTTGAGAAGATAGAGAAGACTATTGACGTTTGGTATGATGGTATCATGGTCATGGGAACCAATATCTTGTTGAAGTGGGAACTTTCCGAGAACATGGTACGTCCTAAATCAGCAAGTCAGTACGCTATACCAAACTATGTAGCCTGTGCGCCAAGAATGTACAAGGGGGTTATAGAGTCATTGCTTAGAAGGATGATACCTTTTGCTGACCTTATACAGATTACGCATCTGAAGCTGCAGCAGGTAATCAACAGGATAGTCCCTGATGGTGTTTTTATCGATGCAGATGGTCTTAATGAGGTTGACTTGGGCACCGGGAATGCTTATAATCCTGAAGACGCTTTAAGGTTATATTTCCAAACGGGTAGTGTGATAGGAAGAAGTCTTACGAGTGATGGTGACTTTAATAATGCAAGGGTTCCAATTACTCAGCTTACGTCTAACTCGGGCACTGCTAAGACTCAGATGTTACTTGCTAATTATAACCACTACTTAAACATGATTCGGTCTGTAACCGGGCTGAATGAGGCAAGAGATGGTTCTACTCCTGACCCTAACTCATTGGTTGGTGTTCAGAAGTTAGCGGCGTTAAACTCAAACACAGCAACAAGACATATCCTTGAGAGTGGGTTGTTTATATACAAGACCTTAGCAGAGGCTATAACTTATAGAGTATCTGATATTTTAGAGTATGCAGATTTCAAAGAAGAGTTTATAAACCAAATCGGAAAGTACAACGTTGGTATTTTGGAAGAAATATCTGAGTTGTATTTGTATGACTTTGCTATTTTTATAGAAGTTGCGCCTGACGAAGAGCAGAAGGCTCAGCTTGAGGCTAATATACAAATGGCTTTGTCTAAGGGTGACATCAATCTTGAGGATGCTATTGACATTCGTGAGATAAGAAACTTGAAGATTGCCAATCAGTTGCTCAAGCTCAAGAGGGTTAAGAAGGAAGAGCGAGAGGAGAAGATGGAAATGCAGAAGCAGGCGATGATTTCTCAGCAGCAATTAAAGTCTCAAGAGATGGCAGGTCAAGTTGCTATGCAGAAGCTACAGACTGAGGCTCAGACTAAGATGCAAGTAATACAGATGCAGGGTCAAATAGACACTCAGATATTGCAGCAAGAGGCTCAGTTAAAGATTATGCTAATGGATAAAGAGTTCCAATATAATCTTCAGTTGGCTGATATGAACAATGGAACTGCATCTCAGAGAGAACAAATGAAAGAAGACTCTAAGTCTAAAAGGATTAGTCAACAAAATTCAGAGCAATCAAAATTGATTAATCAGAGAAAGAATAACTTGCCACCTTTGAACTTTGAGTCTAACGAAGATAGCTTAGATGGCTTCGATATGGCTGAGTTTGAGCCTCGTTAAAAATATCATATAAATCATCTATTTTTGTATAATTAAAATCAAATCAAATGGACATTAAAGTTAGATTATTAGACGGAAATGAAGAGAAGGGTGTAGCGCAGATAGAGCAAGAGCTACTTGAAAAGCATGAAAATGAATTAAATCATCAGACGGGTAGCGAAGAGGTTGTGGTAAATGAAGTTACTACTGCAGAGGATCTAAAGGAAGAAGATGTTCTTTCCTATATTGGTAAAAGGTACAATAAGCAAATCAATTCGTTTGACGAGTTGATGGCTGAGAGAAGAGAGACCGAGGAGCTTCCTGAAGACGTTGCGTCTTTCTTGAAGTACAAAAAAGAGACGGGTAGAGGTTTTGATGACTTCGTAAAGTTGAAGAAAGACTTCGACACCATGGATTCTGAGGAGCTTGTAAAAGAGTACTTACTTGCCACTCAGGAGGGTCTCGACAAAGAAGATATTGAGAACTTGATGGAAGACTACAATTACGATGAAGACATCGATGATGAGTCTAGAATCAAGAAAATCAAAATCGAAAGAAAAAAGGTTATAAATGAAGCGAAAAAATACTTCAATTCTCAAAAAGAAAAGTACAAACTACCCCTTGAGTCAAGTACGGTAGGACTTTCCAAAGATGAGGAAGAAGAGTTTCAAACGTTTCGTGAGTATACAAAACAGGCAAGAACAATAGAAGAGGAGAACAATCGTAAGCGTCAATGGTTTGACCAAAAGACAAGTGAAGTTTTTGACAAAGGATTCAAAGGTTTTGAGTTTGATGTCAATAGCAAGAAAATTACTTTTAATCCCGGAGATGCCGCTGAGTTGAAAAGGAATCAGTCCACACCACAGAACTTTATCAATAAGTTTTTGGATGAGTCGGGTTTAATGAAAGATGCAGCAGGCTATCATAGGTCTTTGTCTATTGCAATGAATCCCGAAAAGTTTGCGAAGTTCTTTTATGAACAAGGACAAGCAGACGCTACTGAAGGCACGATGAAGAACATAAAGAACATCAATATGTCTGAGAGAAGAGCCACAGAGGTAGCGAAGAGTACGGACGGAATGCAAGTAAAAGCAATTAACCCGGATTCGGGTAAAGGCTTAAAAATTAGGAGTATAAAACGTATTTAAAAACATTTAAAAATTAAAAATTATGCCAAGTGCACTATTAAGTAGCCCTACCTTTGCGCTGCAACCGGCAGCAGAACAGGTGGCGTTACAAACAAATTACATCACCAACTTCAACTTCTTGAATCAGTATCTTCCTGATACTTATGAGAAAGAATTTGAGCGTTACGGTAATCGTACTGTAGCTTCCTTCCTACGTATGGTTGGAGCAGAACTTCCTTCAAACTCTGACCAAGTAAAGTGGGCAGAACAAGGTCGTTTACACATCAAATACACAAGTGTAACATCAGGAGCTGCTATCAATTCAGCTACTGCGACACTTACCGTTGCTGATACAGGCGTAACATACATCGCTGTTCGTGTTGGACAGACTGTTATGATTCAGAACAACGCTTCAGGCGTTTTCAACAAAGCAATCGTTACTGCAGTTCCAACTGCAACGACTTTCACCGTTGCTTACTACGAGACTGCAGGTCAGTCTTTCGCTGTTTCTACCGCTTGTACTGTATTCATTTACGGTTCTGAGTTTAAAAAAGGTACTAACGGAATGGTTGGTTCTTTGGAAGCAGAAGATAGTTTCTTCTCAAACTCTCCAATCATCATCAAGGACAAGTATGCTGTTAATGGTTCCGACATGGCTCAAATCGGTTGGGTTGAAGTTACTACCGAGAATGGTGCTACCGGGTACTTATGGTACTTGAAGTCTGAGCACGAGACTCGTCTTCGTTTTGAAGATTACTTGGAAACCGCAATGATTGAAGCTGTTCCTGCTGCTGCAAGTTCAGGAGCATTGGTTGCAGGCTTTAAGGGGTCTGAAGGTATCTTCTACGTTGTTAACGACCGTGGTAACGTTTGGGGCGGTGGTACTCCTACACTCTTGAGTGATTGGGATTCTATCGTTTCTCGCTTGGATAAGCAGGGTGCTATCGAAGAGAACGTTGTATTTGTAAACCGTGGTTTGAGCTTCGACATTGACAACATGTTGGCTACATTGAACGGTTTCGTTTCAAGCGGTGCTTCTCAGTCTGCATCTTTTGGTTTGTTCGACAACGACATCAATATGGCGTTGAACTTAGGTTTCACAGGTTTCCGTAGAGGTTACGACTTCTACAAGTCTGATTGGAAGTACTTGAACGACCCAACCATGCGTGGCGGTCTTAGCAATGCTGCAGCTACTGCAACAGGTACCATCACAGGTTTGCTTGTTCCTGCAGGTTCTACCTCTGTGTACGACCAAATCATGGGCAAGAATGCTAAACGTCCTTTCTTACACGTTCGCTATCGTGCTTCTGAAGCCGAAGACAGACGCTACAAGACTTGGATTACAGGCTCTGCCGGTGGTGCTCAAACAAGTGACTTGGATGCAATGGAGGTTAACTTCCTTTCTGAGCGTTGCGTATGTACGCTTGGTGCAAACAACTTCTTGTTGTTCCGCTACGGATAATAAATAGGTTAAAATAAAGGCAGGGGCATTAAAATCCCCTGCTTTTTTTAAATTTTTAAATCAAATCAAATTTTATAAAATGGCAAACGAAAAAGCGAAAGCTGTTAAAACAGTTACGCCTTCTAACAAAGTTTACAGACTTTTAAATGGCGCTCCATTATCTTACGTGTTACCATCAAGAAACCATCCCCGGTTCCCCCTGCTTTGGTATGATGAAGTAAATAACGTCAATAGACCTCTCAGGTATTCAGTAAACCAACAGTCCCCATTTGAAGACGATCAGGATGGAAATGCAATCGTAGAACCTATCGTATTTGACGATGGATTCCTTTCTGTTCCCAAGACCAACCCTGTTCTTCAGTTATTCTTACACTATCATCCTTTCAATGGCAC